CTCTCGGCATGTCAAACGATGACCTATCACGCTTCATAAGCAAAGTTGGAGAGATCATAGACACTCGAGCCTTGCTTTCTAACCTAAAGAGGCAATTTTCTCGTGAGGGTTTCATCACGAACAAGTATGGTCGAAGGATCGAGGTCTCTCGCCCGCAGGACAACATCTTCATCAATTATTACGCTCAGAGCACGGGCGTCGATGTGGCTCTCGTAGGATTCAACAAGATTTTGACGTCGCTGGGTAACGACGGGATCAGGCCTCTTTTCGTTCTTCACGATGCTCTCATACTAGACGTAAGAGAGGACAGGATAAAAGACGTGGAATCCGTCGAGTCAGTTAAAGTTCCAGGTTATGAATTTGAATTTCCGTTGAAGTTAGAAAAAATCTGACTCTTCCTTGTCGCTGTGAACAACAACGTCGTGAAAGAGTAATGTGATTTTATGACATTAAGTCCTGAGAAAATTGCTTCAAACTTTGACAAATTTCGATCTCTGTGTGAGAGGTTAGGAGATCGATCCGCTGCCGCCCTGTCTCTAGTCGATCATTTCGGCGAGAGATTGGCTTTATGTCCTGCTTCAGGCAGAAAAGAATTTCATTTGGCAGAACCCGGAGGTTTGGTGGATCATTCTCTTCGTGTTCTCAGCAATGCAATGAAGTTGTGTAAGGCATTTGAATATGATTTGCCAAAGGATTCTCTGATCATCGGGTGTCTCTTTCACGATGCAGGAAAGCTGGGAGATCTGGAACAAGATTATTACCTGCCCCAAGACTCAGATTGGCATAGAGATAAGTTGGGTGAGACCTACAAACACAACAAAAATATCAAGTACATGACTGTTCCTCATCGAGGCGTTTGGTTGTGTCAGCAATTCGGTCTGCGCCTCACTCAAGATGAGTGGCTTTCCATCATGTTGAACGATGGATGGGTTCTTCAGGAAAACAAAGCCTACTGTCTAAAGGAATCGAACCTCGTTCACGTCGTACAAACGGCTGATTATCTTGCGACGAAGCAAGAAAAAGAGATGATTGACGAATAGTTAGCAGCATGAACGACTTACTACGCCGTTATGTTCTAGAGATCATAAAAGAATCAAGCTTGAAGATTGATGAAGATGAAGACGAAAAAGAACCAAAGTCAGATTCTGATGACATCAACGAATTTAGCGGCGTAGGCGCAATAGCGGGTTTTACCGCTCCTTTAGGATGGACGAGTAAAGACATGGAGTCTCCTAAAGTTAAAGAAAGAAAGAAGAGAAAACAACCGGCCTGGAAGTGACATGAAAAGCTTATTTCTACCATATGCCGTTCTATTCGTGATAGGCATTGTAGGAGCATTCATCACGAAAAAAGTACAGGCATCTGAGTTACCCATTTGGGTCCCCATATTCCCTTCTATCGCAAGTGGATTCTTATGGGGGTGGATCGCGAAGAGGTCGGAAAACCTGAGCCTCATGTCCGTTCTTGTTGACGTTCTTTACACGGCTGCTTTCGTCATCGGCTTCATGATCTTAGGTGACAGACTCACCCCGTTGCAGATAGCAGGATTTTTGGTGTCGTTGATCGGCGTCGCAATGATGGCAGCCTAAAATTGCGATTCTGCAATATTTATACCATCGACTTGTTCGATGCGGAAACGGACTGGACATGGGAATTAAAAATAAAACTTGCTCTGTCGAATCGGCATCGTGCAAAGTTGACGTCAGGAATAATAAAACGATACATCTCGTTTACCCTGGCTTAGTTTAAGAATGACTTGAATGTCCAACCAAGACTTGGTTCGCATGTTGTGGATTCGTCAAGGGTGTTTCATTCACAGCGGAAACGGAAAAGGAAAATAACATGGCAATCGATCTAGAAGCAATCAAGCGTCGCGTGGCAGAACTCAGTGGTGTGAAGAAGACGTCATCAGTCCAGATGTGGAAGCCACAAATCGGAGAATACAAGATTCGTTGTCTTCCATGGAAGAATGCTCCTGAGGGCCAACCCTTCGCCGAGAGGTGGTTCTATTATATTGGAGAGAACGCAGGCCTTCTGGCGCCGAATCAGTTCGGTAAGCCAGATCCCATCAACGATCTGATTCGCAAGCTGTATAGCAGCGGTAAGCCAGATGATAGGGTTCTTGCGAAGAAGCTTGCCCCTAAGATGCGTTGCTACGCTCCCGTTGTCGTTCGAGGTGAGGAAGACAAGGGCGTGCAGGTTTGGGCATTCGGCAAGATCGTATATCAGCGTATGCTTGGTTTCTTCCTCGATGAGGAGGTTGGAGACATCTTGGATCCGAACCAAGGATTCGACCTCAAGGTGACAATCTCCAAGGCACCAGGCAAGCAGTTCAATGACACGATGGTGGATCCTGCTCGCCGCCCCTCAAAGCTGCATGAGGATCCAAAGGTCATGGCGACGTGGCTTGAAAACATTCCAAACATCGATGACATGTATCGTCTTAAGTCAACTCAAGAGATTGAAGCAGTCCTCAATAACTGGCTCAATGGTGGCGCGACGGATGACACACCTGTTGAGACGACCCGTGGACCTGCAACAGCAGATGCTCTTGAAGATCTTGTGGCAGAAGTGAAAGCTTCGTCTCCTGAGAAGCCGAAGAAACCGAAGAAGGCCGATGAGGATGCTCCAAAGAAACAGTCGTTAGATGATGCATTCGCTGACCTGATGGGCGACGAGTGATTTGACGATATCAAGCGCCGGGGAAATTAAAAAATCCCCGGCGCTTGAACTATTTAATGCTCTTAAAGGATAATAAACGTATGGCAAAAAGAGAGAAGTCTGAAGAGATTGAGACCGTGACTAAAAAGTCCGAAGTTGATAACATGATGAAAGATCTCATTTCATCTATCAATAAGGAGTTTGGTCAACGCATCGCATATAACCTGTCAGAGATGGATGCACCCACTGTCGTAAAACGGTGGATTGACACAGGATCTATTCAGCTCAATTATGCGATTAGAAACGCGATGGATGGAGGATATCCAGAAGGACGAATCATAGAGATTGCAGGATTGCCTTCATCAGGTAAATCGCATCTTGCTTACCATGCAGCCAGCGTCGCGCAACGAATGGGTGGTCTTGTCGTCTATATAGACACAGAGAATGCAACTCCTGTTGCCAAGCTCGCCGACATGGGTATTGATGTACGTAAGAGATTTGTCTACTGCGATTCTCATTGCACAGAAGAGGTATTCTCCATCATAGAATCTACCATCACTAAGGCGAAGCAAGTCCTTGATAAGAACATTCCAATCCTCGTCATTTGGGATTCAGTGGCTGCAACTTCTCCGAAGGCAGAGTTGGATGGCGATTACGATCAAAATTCGATCGGCCTTCAGGCCCGTGCCATTTCCAAAGGAATGCGCAAGATCACAGGCGTGATTGGTCAGAACAACGTGACTCTTCTCTGTATCAATCAAATTCGTGATGCCATTGGAGTCATGCATGGCGATCCAACGACAACACCAGGTGGTCGTGCAATTCCATTTCACTCGTCCGTCCGCATCCGTCTTGGTAGCGGAAATCAAGTGAAAGACAAAAATGGTAATCCGATCGGTATTCACACGACTGTCACTCTCAAAAAGAATAAAGTTGCAGCTCCTTTCCGCAAGTGCGAATTTGACATTATCTTCGGCAAAGGTATTGTTGAGGATGAGTATCTCTTTGATGAAGTTCGATCTCATTGCAAAGCAAATGGAGCTGTAAAACGAGATGGTCTTGAGATTAACATTAGCGGAGAAGGCGCTTGGAAAGAGTTATCAGTCGTCAATGCAAAAACAGGCGAAGTTATGGTAGAGAAAAAGTTCTACAAATCAGAGTTTGGTGACATGTTGAAGGATGAGAAATATCGTAACTATCTTTTGACGGCTATTGATTCTGCTCTTGTAACGACTGGCGGAGAGCCTTCTGGCGAAGGAGATGGTGAAGGAGGAATGTCAGATGAGTGATATATTCTGGATTCGATGTGAAGTAGACAGTGACGATCTTGTTCCGAAGTATCAAACACAAGGATCAGCAGGGTGTGATCTATACGCTAACGAGTATCTGACGATCAAACCTGGTCAAAGGGCTACTGTAGCGACTGGGTTAAAGATTGAACTGCCTCCTGGATTTGAAGCCCAAGTCAGACCTAGATCTGGGTTAGCTGCCAAATATGGTATCACTGTTCTTAATTCTCCAGGAACAGTAGATTGTTTTACTTCAAATTGTTTGATTTCAACTCCTGCTGGAAAAAAGCAAGTATTTGATTTGAAGATAAATGATGTCGTGTTTTCTATGAATGAACAGACTCTTTGTGTCGAAAGCGATGTGATAAGCGCAATTGTTGATGTAGGTGAAAAAGATGTAATCAAATTTGTTTTTGATGATGACACAGAACTGTGCGTAACTCCAGGAACGATGATTTATACTCGAGATGGGCTTAAAAGAGCTGATGAGCTATCATATGATGATGAAATTGTAATTGACCATGATACTTAATTATCATGGTGAAATGTCTAATTTGTAATCTAGAAAAGAAGTTTTCTATAGTTGAGCATCTTCGTAATACTCACAAAATATCAACAAAAGAATATCGACTGCGGTTCAAAGATGCAGAAGTAAAATCTCTTGAAGCAAAAGAGTTGGTCTCAAAAAACAATCGTAATGTTTGGTCCAATCCCGACTATCACAAGAAGATGTGCGAATCTCGTCAAGTTACTCATAGAACGGATGCATTTCGAAAAAAACAATCTGAAATAATATCAAACACATATGCAAACGGTCATAAAAACTGGAATGATGGACTTACAAAGCATGATGATGAACGTGTTGCTGCGGTTGGAAAAAGAAATTCTGCGCTTTTGACAGGTCGCACAAAAGAAACTCATGATTATCTAAAAAATCATAGTGATTTTATGAAAGAACACGTCTCTGATGAATTTAAATTTCGTCTGTCATGGACGGATGAAAGAAAAGAGCAATGGAGACAAAAGATTAGTGAAGGTGTTTCTGAAGCTATTTTAGAAGGTCGTTGTGGATCATCAAATAGATACAAAAAAGGGTGGTATCTTACTAAGATAGGATCAAAAGAATTTTACGATTCTTCTTGGGAACTTGAATTAATGACATTTCTTGACACAACATCGCTTTCATGGACAAAAGCTCATGGGTATAAAATTTCTTATATCGATGAAAACAATAAAACAAGACGTTACATTCCTGATTTTTACATCTACAACGATGACAAAAAATGCATTTTAGAGCTAAAAGGATTTAGCTTCAACGATAATAAAATAGAAAGAAAAAGTTCATCTGCTGAATTGTTCGCCTTTAGCATTAATGCACGCTATTTTTTGTCTTTTAGCCTTGATGAATCGAAAAAATATATCATTAATTTTTTTGGAGAAAAAAATGAAGTTTGTAAAAATTAAAAATAAAACAACGCATAATGAACGATGTTATGATCTTACAGTAGAAAATAATCACAATTTTTTTTGTAATGATGTTCTTGTTCACAATTGTGACTATCGAGGGGAAATTAAGGTCATTTTGTTGAACACAGGTGACGAAGAATTTATTGTCAATAAAGGCGATAGGATTGCACAGTTGGTATTTTCTCGAGTTTTTCGTGGGATATTCCAACCAACCAACAGTTTGTCTTCAACGACCCGCGGCAGTGGTGGATTCGGTTCTACAGGCAAAACATGAGTTCAGATCGTCCCATCTTGGTTATTGATGGAGCAAATCTTTTTATTAGGTCATGGGCGGCATACCCACAAATGTCGACCCATGGCTATCAAATGGGAGGTTGCATCGGTTTTCTTAAGACGTTGAAAAGAATCACAACTGAGTTACAGCCTTCAATGATCTGTATAGCGTGGGAAGGTGGGGGTTCTCTAAGACGTAGATC